TGACTATAATCCTGTAACTTCAGATTATGTCTATGTATTTATTACACAAGCTCTTGGATATACTGAACTTGTTGGCGATACTGTAGTCGAAGTTCCTATATACGATGTTGCTGAAAAATTCTTAGTATCGTTGAGTCAAGATGCTAAAGACCAAGACGGAAATTCAATGTATATCGCAGACGTAATCAACCGTCAATCTCAATTAGTTTATGTTTTACATAGCACTGCTATGACAACATATTCTGGTACAATGTTTAGTGATTTTGATAATAGCGGTCTTTGGGGTGGAAGAATAAGCTACCCAGAAGTTGCAGACATTCTTGAAGGTTATGATTTGTATCGTGACGCAGAAGCTATCGATGTAAACTTAATTCTCGACGGTGGAAATGCTGTTCCTCGTGTTCAGAAGTATATTGCTAATATAGCAGGATATCGTAAAGATTGTTTTGCAATATTGACAATGCCATCCGCAGATTGGTTTATGGGTAAAGATACTCGTTACAGTGATACTGCAACGACATGGGCTTTAATGACGAATTCTGGAGATTCTCTTACTTTTAAAGCAAGAAAACCAGAAGACTTAATTAAAAATATGGTTGACGTATTGTGTGCGTATACAACTGGAGAATTTATATTCTCTTCTGAAGACCCAGCAGATATCGTGGACGACACCATATATGATTTGGATACTTCATATGCGGCTTTTTATGGTAACAGAAAATATCAATATGATTCATATAACGACCGTTACCGTTGGATTTCTGTTGCTGGTGATGTTGGTGGAATATTTGTAAGAACAGATACAGTTTCTGCACCATGGTATGCTCCGTCAGGATACGCTCGTGGTGAGGTTCTTAATGTTGCAAATATGCTTATTAACCCGTCATTAGAATATCGTGACCTGCTTTCTAAGAGCAATGTAAACAGTATTGTTAAGTTTAAAGACAGTCCATATCTTGTATTTGAGTTCTTGACTCTGTATCGTCAGATTTCTCAATTCAAATATATCGATATCCGTCGTCTGTTCTTGACAATGGAAAAGAAACTGGCTACTAAAGTTAAGTATTTCTTACATGAAAGAAATAGCGATGTTACACGTAGACGCTTCTCTTTATCTATTAAGGAAGAACTTGACCTTATTAAGACAAAACAAGGAATCGACGACTATAAGGTTGTTATTGATGATTCCGACGAGAGAAAAGACGCTAATGAACTATATGCAGAAATTCTCGTTAAACCTATTAATAGTGTAAGATACATCACGCTTGTATTCACCGCTGTTAAAAATACTGCTTCTTTTGAAGAAGTAGCGAATGTATAAGAAGAGAGGTAAAGTATGGCTAATACTCCATTTGACATAAAATCGTTGTATACGAATTTCCGTGATATGTCTCGTTCTAACTTATTTTATGTCGAGATAAAAACTATCTCTAAAGGTCAGGGTGGCGGAGATACGACAGACAGCAATACAAAATATGATATGGTTAAATTTCTCTGTAAAGCCGCACAAGTTCCTACACTTACTGCTGGCGGTGCTGTAGAAGTTCCTATCATGAACAGAAAGTATAAACTGTCTGGAGACCCTACATTTGATGATATATCATTAACAATTATGAATGACCAAGATTATGTTGCTCGTAAATATTTCGAGGAATGGTTTTCGATAATTCATAATATTTTCAAAACACCAAATGATGCTACTTCAGGTGGGGATACTAAAATAGTTTCTGGAGAAGCATGGGATTATATGCGTGAAGTTACGTTGCATAGACTCGATAGAAAAATGCAACCGATTATGGACGTATCATTACACTATGCATTTCCGACATCTGTAGATTCGATTGATTTGGGTTGGGAAAATAACGACCAAATTGATGAATTTACTGTTAACCTATCCTTTACGTATCCTGAGTTTAATTACAACCCGACACAAAATAGCACACCGTAAATTTAAGCCCTCTTCGGAGGGCTTTTTTCTCCGTTTATTTCTTGACAATATTTGACGTTTAATATAAACTTTTTACGAGCATTTAAAAAAAGAAAGCCCATGCCTTTAGGCGTGGGATGAATTTTTTATAGGTTTATTTCTTGACAAATATTTAGGATATGGTAAAATAAACGTATGGAAAATAGATATAAAAGAGATAATAATGTATATAATATTGGCTATCATTTAATTTGGTGTCCTAAATATAGAAGAAAAATTTTAAAAAATGAAATTGAAGAAAATATAAAAAATTTTTTATTAGAAAAGGCAACACAATTAGGTTTAGAAATAGTTATAGAAATAATGCCAGACCATGTTCATTTATTTGTGAAATCATCTCCTAATATTTCTATTTCAAAAATAGTTAATGAATTAAAGGGATTTAGTTCGAGAAAATTGAGACAGAAATTTCCTAATTTGAAAAAACACACACATTTTTGGTCTCCATCATATTATTGCGAAACAATTGGACATATTTTTGAAAAAACTATCATAAAATATATAAAAGAACAAAAAAGTAAATAAATATATGATATTAACGTATAAAGTTAAACATTTAACCGATTTAACCATTGAATTAAAAAAAGCTAAACAAGTAGCCGAATATGCTTTAAAAACTAAAAGCAGAAGTTCAAAAGATGTAAAGCATATAGGTTTAAAATCAGCAATTTCTAATCAAATATTAAAGAAATATTCATCAAATAAAGTTTTGAAACGAATAAATTCTGTAAAACTAACAGTCCCCTCCCAATCAATTAAATATTCTGATGAAAAAGTATCAATTCTTTGTTTAAACCTATCGTTTAGTTTTGATAAAACTATACAAAAAATTAATCAAATTGAATTAGATAAAAAATATGCCTATATTTCGTGTACGGTCAATGAAGAGCAACTACTTGAACCGACATCATGGATAGGAATAGACTTAAATACTACTGGTCATTGTGTTGTAGCATCAAATCCATCGACAGGTAAAGTTATTAAAATGGGTAAAAAAGCGATACATATACGAAAAAAATATAGAGCGTTGAGAAAAAAACTACAAAAACGTAAAAAATACAAAGCAATTAAGCGAATTAAAAACAGAGAAGCAAGAATTATTCGTGATTTAAATCATAAAATGTCAATTAAACTTATAAAAGAAGCGAGGAAACAAAATTCAGGATTAGTTTTAGAGAATTTAACTGGTATTCGTAATACTAAAAAACAAGCATATTTTCGATACGCCTTAAACAGTTGGTCTTTTTATCAATTTAGATTGTTTCTAACCTATAAATCCAAGCTGTATGGTGTTCCTATAGCCTTTATTGACCCACGTTATACGTCTCAACAATGTAGTCGTTGTGGGCTTTTAGGTAAAAGAAACGGTAAATCATTTAAGTGTTCATGCGGACACGTTGAAAACGCTGATGTTAATGCTTCTTTTGTTATCAGTCGCAGACATCAAGGTTTTCAATTGCCTATAGACAGAGATATAGGCAAAGGCGATACTGATGTCGCCTAAGAGGGTGCTTCTTGAACCTCAGAACCCTACGCTATGCGTAGGTGTACGTCAGTTACCATGTCTTTTTCAGATAAATTGTGAATTCGGGTTATGGCTCTAAGTTTTTGGAACAACTCTCCCTTATGAACTTTAGTGTGTAATTTGTTGTTTTTCAAATGCTGATAACACTTGTCTTCATGTGAAAGATTAATTCCTTCGAGATACTCTCTCCTAACACGCATACCATCAAAAATGTAAGCATCGTGGGTTCGCTCGATGGATTTAAAGTTTGGGTTGATAAATACAGCATCTTCTAGAAGTAGTCCGAATAAGCCATTTCGCTGATATACCTTATTCATATGCTCCCCCCTTTGTTTAATTTTATGATAAACCTAATTTTATTAGCTGTCAAGAGGAAAAACGTTAATTAACGAAATAAAGCGTAGGAGCGACTGTATTAAAAGATGAATGACCGAGTTATGAATAATTTAAAATCAGAAAGATTAATTTTGTTTAAAAGAACAACGGAACGATGGTGAGAAACAATACCGAATTTTGTAAAATAAATTGTAGTGTAATTTTCTTTTTTAAATTTAAAACTGTTATTAAATCTTCCCTGTGATGAAAGATACGAGGATGAGTATAAAATATTACCATATGTATCGATACAATGATAGGTCTTGTCTGAGAGAGCCATAAGCGAATTAAAGGATACGGCGGCAATTCCGTCTACAAACGGAGAAGCATATTCAAATAAATATTTATTTTTTATATATAATGGATTTCCGTTTTTATCTATAATGATTCTTCCAGAATGTTGAGCAAGACTAACAACTAAACGTCCATACGTTGAATGTTTATCAAATTTTTCAGAAAAATCTTTTTTTCGTATTAATTCATCAACTATATAATGTTCTTCATCATAATAATGGATGTAAAACTTATCCCAATGAACTGAGTTTCTGGTTAATATATTCATACCAATAGTTATGGACTAACGAAAGTAAGAATACAAGCGGAGAGATTCGAACTCTCAGAAGGTACGGTCTAAACGTACAGTGTCTACCTATTGCACCACGCTTGCGTTATAGAAATTTTTCTAGTAAATAGCGTTTCATTGAATGTTCGGGGAAATCTTTTAATAATTGTTTATTCATTTTTTTAGCAGTTGTTTCATTTTTTGTATTAAACCTAAATCCTAAAGTATTTATATGATATTTATTAGAACCTATTTCAACCCAAGCCACGCCATTACTAAACCCACCACAATCATCAAATTTACATGTATCTTCTGTAGGTATCTTTCCTGTAATCGGTACCATTCGGTCTAATAAAAGTTAATTTAAAATCTATTTTAGAACCTATTTTAACCTTAGCAAAGCCATTACTAAAATCACTACACCAATAAAACTTTGTTTCACCATTAATTTTTAAATATTCTCCGTTTTGATTAACCCAACCCCTAGCTAGGTTGGTTGGTTCATTATAAAAATTTACACAACACCACCCACTAGGGAAGTGGGAAGAATCTTTAAAAAAATCTTCGGTAATCTTAATATAGTCGTTACCATCCCAAACTTCAATTTCTTTTTTAAGTTGTTCTAAACGTGTATCTGTTATCATGTATATTATTTACTAAATGCGAAAAGTGGGAATCGAACCCACACACCCGAAGGCAGAAGTTTTTGAAACTTCCATGTTTACCGTTACATCATTTTCGCTTATCTCATTTATTCAAAAATTTCCTTTTCAAAACGTTTAATCGCATCTATAAACTCTTTTTTAGAACTAGGAGCATACGCTTCGGCGACAATAATACAATTACCAAAAGTATACTCTGTGGTTGAAAATTCTTCTTTAGATAATTGTAATACATCGAAATGAATATAATCATCTACAATCGTAACGTTTTTAACAAAGATATATTTCTCTACACCAAGAGTTTCATCTTTTCTTGCCCAATATTTCCCAATATATTTCTTTTCCAATTTTTCAGCTTTTTCTACTAACTGTTTTGCACATTTATTTGATTCTAGTAATTTGATTTCTTTAACAATTTCTTCTCTTGTCATACATACTCCTTAAATACATTCAAATATTCGTCATGAGCTTGTTGCAAAACATAATCAAATTGTTCTTTCGTAATATACATTTCATTAAACATATTGGCACAAGAAATTTTAGAAATTATCCATTTCTCAGTATCGAATTGAACTGTCGTGCCATTAACATTTACCATTTTATTTGAAATCGTTACTGAATCTATTCTTACATACATATCAAAATCATGTAAGCTGTTGCTGTTTTGAAATAAAAAATACTTCCCTAAAAATTGTTCAGAAAGTTCTTCACGTCTTTTTTCTAACAAAGCAATTTCTTCTGCATTGTCTAATTCATACAGCATTCGTTTTAATTCAGAAAGCCTGTCTTCCATATTTCCACCTTTCATATCTCGACCATACACGCTTTACCTGTTTTTAAAATATAAATACAATCGGAACATCTTTTAAATTTTGGAAGTTTGCAATATCCTCCCTGAGAAGAATACTTACAGGTTTCTTTTTTAAAATCATATTTAGACTTTGCTTTTCCTTTTGGCATACACACCTTTCAACGTGCAGAGAAGGATTTGAACCCTCATTCGTTAGATTTGGAGTCTAGCGTTCTATCATTGAATTATCTGCACAAATCTTTGGGGTGGGGTCGAACCACCGTTACAAGATTCAAAGTCTTGTGTCCTGCCACTGGACGACCAAAGAATAAAAGGGGATTTCTCCCCTTAGCGTTCACTTTCACGAATATAGTCAAGAACTTTTTCTGAGAATCCATTGATGTGCATGAACTGACCATATCCAACACCATTTTGGTACGAAGCAACGTTTATGATATAACCGTATTTTCCCATGTGGTTACATACACCATCATGAGATTGTTCGTCTGTGATGATTATCAAACGGTCATATTTTTCTTTAACGTTCAATTCGGATATAGCTTTTCTCAATTCTGTTCCACCGTGAGCTTGGCTTCTCATAATCACATCTTTTAATGCAAATCCACGTCTTGGTGCTACTTCAACCAATGAATTTGAAAATGTATAGATTCCAACATCTTCACAAATTTCACGAGCCATCATTGCCAATCCGTTTCCAGCATCGATACGTGTGATATCTGATTTTGCAGATAACGGGTCGTTCATAGAACCAGAAACGTCTACCAGTACAATTGTTCTTCCACGAAGTTTTTCATCGTCTGATAACGATTCAAGCATTTTAGTTTCAAGCTCTGGTTCATAACGTACCGCATATTTTGACGCAGAAATGAAACGATATGGAAGAATACGTTCAGTTTTCATACCAAGAATTGACTGTTTAATCAGTTCTGGAGAAACACTTGATTCAATCATATTACGAAGGTTGCGTAAAAGTGCCAACCCACCAAGTTTTCCATCGCTCATTAAGCGTTCAAAAGTTTCACGTTTATCTTTGCCCATACTCAGAGAAATTTCCCATGTGTCGGGTGTATCCAAAGTTTCTGAAGCGATTCTTTTAAACAATTCATTCTCTGCTTCATTACGTGCTTTTGGATGTACCAAACGAATAACGTCACGAAGCGATACAGAACCTTTACGGTATTTAGCAAAGTTGTATTCGTTGAATTTGTAGAAACAACGAGCCAAACCTTTCTTGGACTGAGCAGAAATTTTTTCTTTTCCGTCTTTCCAATAAATAGCCAAATACTCACCCATTTCATCTGCTCTCTGAACAACTCTTTCAAGTGTATCAGCAGTTCCAGAAAATCCACGTTTTGCCAATACACGGACAAGCAAAAGTGGAACGTGACGAAGTTTCATATCCTCACGAGCTTCGATAGCAAGTCTCGCCACTTTTTCAGGCGACACCTCTGATGCTAATTGAGTAATACGCTCTGCGATAGTTACTCCATCCTCATAGAATCCGTCTTCCCATAACATACATGAAAGCACAGAACGTCTCAACTGTTCCTCTTTAGAACACGCAGAAGCACGTCCGCCCTCATGTGTAGTTAGGAAGTTTGTCTGAACTTTGTTCAATTTTGCCATAACTACTCCTTTCTTTCATAAACATTAACACCACTCAACAAAAAAATCTGGGGTGGGATTCGAACCCACGTAGACGAGTTTGCAACCCGTAGCCAAACCTCTAGGCGACCCAGATACATTTAAAGTAAACTCACTTTTAACTTTTTAAATTTTTCTAACGCTTCATCGGTGCTTTCAAACGTTTTCACAAAAGATTCAGAATTTTTTAATTCAATTCTAATTTGCTTATCAGATAGACTAACAGTTTTTATAAGTTTTTTATTTATCAGAATGCTTCCAATCTCAACACACCTCATACAAAATCCTTTCTACAAGTTTCCTTGTATTTTCATGTAATCGAATGTTCTTATTTCTCGAATACCACTCTTTTACATGATACAATTCATCTTCCATCTTCGGTTTTTTTAACGCCTTAGCCACGCCTATCCAATCGCACACCATTTCTAAAGCATATTCAATATCCATTTCTAAAACTTCTACAGTTCCGTCGTCATTCATCAACACCCACCATTGCCAGTGATGCTTATTCGTGCTCAAATGTTTCTTCCATGCCATTTCAAAATGAGGCGATAATTCTTTCGTGTAAAACTTTATAGCGTAGGGTTTAAATTCTCCCCAACTTAACTTAGAGTTATCGTGTAATAGTCCTCTAAGAAAAATACCACGCTTAAAACATTCAATGGCGACAAACCATTTATGCCTTGTTAAATATTTTAAATATTTTAAGTATTTTCCCATATAGTTGCGGATATTGCTTTTACAGGAACTGGGGTTAATTTCTCAAAAAACTCTTCAATATTATCAATATAAAATCCAGAAATATTTTTTGAAAAATATGCATCATTTTTAAATTCACTTGCAGTGATAGGATAGTTAATTGTTAGATTCATTTCCTTTGCTTGGTTAAAAATTACACAAGCACGGCTAACATCTTTACATATAATGTATCCATTAGTCTCCGCACATTGTTTAATAATTTCTGTGGATTTTCCCTCTCCACGCTTTTTTAGAATAATGTCTATCTTTTGCATACCATCTCCTTGTTTCATCAAGTATATAGATTTAGTCTATATTGTCAAGAATTTAGCCGTGAAATTTTTTCTATTTCTGAGAAATGGTCTGAAATCCAAAACATAAACGGTTCGACATAAAATTCTACATATTGCTTATCACGTATAACATCATATCCAATAACTGTATCAGTATAAGCCGTCAGTTCTTGTAAGTAATCATGAATTTCTACCCACAGCAAATTTTTCTTAGTTTCAAAACTTTCTTTACCCGCAAGCATGTATTCTAATGCTTTTGAAATTTTAATATGAAAATCGGCACGAAATTCATCATCCATATGTTTTAAATATCCGTAAACATAATCATATAGCAAAATATTCATTATATGGTATAACTCTTTATCCATTCTAGAAATGTATTTATTTGGTAGGTTTGATTTGAATTTTTCATAAATTTCATATATTTGAGACATAATAGTTTTAACATTTGCATTTACATCTAATTCTTTATCAAGTAATGAATCGAAATATTTAGCAATTGATTCGTTAAATTCCGCATCAATTGAATATGTGCAGAATTTCATAAACTCGGTAACAAATCTTTTTCTCGCATCTAAATAGTCTTCATCACCACGTATATATGTAAGAACGTATCTTCCAATACTCTGTCTCATATGGTATGTTAGTGCGTTTTTAATATATCTCATGTGCAAAATATACCATATATTTTATAAGTTGTCAAGTGAAAAATAATGGGAAAACCACGAATTGAACGTGGATATATCACTTATAAGGTGATTATTCTAACCGCTTAAATTATTTTCCCAATCGTGCTTGATGGATTTGAACCACCATGAATTGCGTGTAAAACAATCATTCTACCATTGAATTAAAGCACGTTTTTTTATACACCGTATTGGAGTCGAACCAATCTCGCTTGATTAAAGGTCTAGTGCATAGCCGATTTGCTAACGGTGCGTTGTGTAAAAAAAAAAATTATTTTTGATAATGAATTTTTTCAAAGAATCTTATATACCATTTTTAAAAAATTATTTGTTGTTATCATAGAAACTTCTCCAATAAATAACGTTTCATTGAATGTTCAGGGAAATCTTGATTTAAAATCTTTAAAAATTTTTTATTCATATTCGAAGCGGTTGCTTGGTCATCTGCATTAAATATAAATCCTAAAGTATTTATATAATATCCACTATAACCTATAATAACCAAAGCCACGCCATTACTAAAATCACCACATCCATTAAATTTACATGTTTCTTCTGTTGGTA